AATTGAACGTAATTCCGATAATATCATTTCTTTTATATTGTCAGGAAGTCCTTTATGTGGAGTTGATGCGAAATCTTTAGCATCTTTTTTAGATATAGATTTAGCAACAGTTTTAACATCTTTAGATGGCGTTTCCATATCACCCTTTTGGGTAGCATGAACCATTCCCATAAATCGTTGTTGTGCTTTTGATACAGCTGGCATTTTTTCGTATTTTTTAATTAAGATAATAGTCCAAATGAACCACTTGATACTTTAATTGAGATTGGATAGCAAGGATATATTTGTCCCGTAATCATATGTGATCCTGCTAATGAACCCCCTCCGCTCAATACGATAGTGGCTGTGGAATTATCATGTTCTTTCATTACTCCCCACACTCTATCTAATGTATTTCCAGATGAACCCGTAATAGGTGTTCCAACTACATTGTTAATCGTATAAGTAGCACTGCCAGATGATATTGCATCGTATTGGGATATTCTGTAATTCGTCATTTTATTTATTTAAAGTATTTTTTAATTCTTTCAGTAATTCATAGCTCATCATCAAAGCCGATAAATGCGATTCTCTTAATTTCTTAACGGATTTTATTTTCTTAATATTAGAAATAGTTTCCGCTAGTTTTATTTTTGTAACTTTATCCGTAATATCAACTCCAATTTGCTTCAAACCTTCGGATAAAGTATTTACTTCCGTATCAACATACTCTTTTAATTTTCCTGTATTATTGATATTATTAATATACTCTTTGAGTAATTTTCTCTGTCCTATGGATAAATTGCTATATTTTTTATTAAAATTCTCTACTAATAATTTATAAGATAGTATTCTAATTGATTCATCTTGATTTCTATATTCATCCAATACCCTATCGTTTGGTAGTTTATCTTTGGTTTGAATTGATGAATTTGTTATATTTTCAATAATAGTGAACTTAGAGTTAAAAATATCCTTTGGCTCATATGATTCCGTTGATATAGTAGCCTCAAATAATTTATATATGGATGCCAGTGATTTATAATTTGAAATAGATGATTTTGTAAACTCATCCAAATTATATGATTCCTTTATCCGCTTAATCAAATTATATTTTTCTTTCGTAATCTTTTGTTCGTCAAGTCTTTTACGGGCTTCGCATATCGTATCAACAAACTTCTCAGCTTTAGATTCTGAATTATACTTCTCTTTCGTTAAATATTGATACAATTTCAATTCTTTAGATAATTCTTTCTTGGGTGAAAAGAATTCTTTCAATATTTTTTCAGCAACTGAGTTGCTTTTTCCAGACATGATTTCCGATGTAATCTGTCTTACCAGCAATTCAAAAATGAATCCTGTATTTTTAAACTTAGAATGTTTAATATTTTTCATCAATTGCTATAATTTCTTTTTTATTTTTATATAAATATACAATTATTTAAGAATATTAAAATTTATCAATATCTTCCGATAATATAGTCTTTTTATTACCATCCATATCCTTAAATACCTCTAAATAAGAATGTTTTCTCGGTTTATATTTCACATTCGTATCCTTCTGTTTATTTGTTTTTATTCCAAACGGATCTCTTCCCAATGGATGATCATCTTTTCCATATCTAACCGGATCTTTAGGTCTACCAGCCCTACCTTCCTGGTCTAATTCATTTTTAATTTTTTGAATTTCTTCTTCAACATCGGTTGGTCCTTCGGTTCCTGTTTCTTTTGCCGGGTCAACACCTTGTGTTTCTATTGATGCTAAACGGAATGCCTGTTTGGTATCATCCAATATAGCAAGTGTTTGAGCATCCTGCTCATCTTGTGCCATTCCCATAATAGATTCATACATCCATTGTTTTGAAAACATTTTCGTTTCCTGCATCGCCTGTATCAATTGCATTTTGGATGTATACAGTTCTACTTTTTCTTGCTCATATATTTTAGATGGTGCAGTTAATTCGAGAGTAAAATCAACTAACGCATCATCCTCTATTCCCTGTGCATATAAGTGAACTATTGCTATTTTCGTTAGTTCCGAAATTAATACTCTCTGAATACGTTCAACTGTTTTTGCGAAACGGATGTCTTGTGCTGCTAACGTAGCCTTTCCACTACATCTTCCTCGTATCCTAAAAATGCTTTTGGAATTTTGAGGGATGCCATTAACTTACCCTTTAAGTAATTTAAATCCCCCGTCATATCATATTCCATACCAGGCAATGGTTCTATTGAAGTTCCATTATCACTACCACGTACCGGCAAATAATAATCTTCAATGAGATTTTGCATATTATATTTTAAATTATAATCCCCCGTTCTATCATCGATAAATGGAACTTTTTTTGAAGAATTAATAATTTTTTGCATATAGTTATCCACTTCGTTTGGTGGTATATTACCAACATCGATTTTAAATATTCTTTTTTCAGGTGCACGCATCACTCTGTGAATTAACATCGCATCCTCCATAAGTGATAACTGCTTCCAAACACGTCTAGCTCCTTCAATCATCGATTTACCATACGGTAAAAAATTTGAATCAGAATTTAATCGAAAATGTGCAACCTCATAGTTTTCATATTCTTTTTTATTTCCAGATGATGCAGGCGAATATCCACTATTTGGATTCATATATGGTGAATATACGAATTTAACTCTTTGAGGGTTTCGCTCATCAAATCCTTCTATTCTACCCGTTTCATATACAGACATTGGTATAACATTTATTATACCAAGATTCTCCGCCATTTCCAACTGTAAGAAGAAGTCGCCATATTTAACTAAGTTACGAGTCCATGGCCATAGATTAAATTCTATATTTAATATATCATAGAATAGATTTTCCAATATCTGTTTGACATTATCATCAGGATGGTGTATTTTTAGTATATTATATTGTTCGTTTTTAGAAGTACACTCGTCCGCATATATATCCAATGCAGATGATAAAATTGGATCCATATCCATTGAATCGTAATCTCTAAATAAATCAATACGAACTTGCTGATATGCTTGTGCCGATTCAGTTAATCCCCCATTAAATTGAGGAGTTTTCATACGTGTATATCTATCAACTAAATTGGTTGATAAATTCTGAGTTTCATCGGTATCAATTACTTTAATACCTTCTTTTGTTTTACGAACTATTGTATTAGTCGAAAATAGTTTTTGTAACCTACCAAAAAATGATTTGTCTACTGCCATTTTGTTGTTTATATTTTATTAAATACGAAAAATATTTGATATTACCACTTTCTACAGCTCCAATATCTAGCTTTGTGTCTTGGTCCTGGCTCATCGCAATTCATTCTTGCTCTAAACGATTTCCTTCTATCTGGATTATTTTTTTTTATTACCATTCCTTTTTGCCCAAAGTTTACTTTTACCACATTGCCTTCTGGGTTTTTTACATATACCTTGAATTTTTTAACATCACCCTGCATTGGTTTTCCCAATGTAACTTCTCTACCTTGATATTCCGCTTCAGTTAAACAACTGCATCCCTCACTTAGTTGTATAGTGTATGTTCGCATAAATGATATAAAATCAATCATATCTTCATCCTCAACATCATACTCAACCGGCTGAACTAAGCCGTAGTTTACATCATCATCCGAATTTATATCTTCTCCAATCGGAACACAGTTTGGCACTTGCTTACCACCCTTGTTTTTCATTCCTATTTGTTTGTATCCACTCCAACAATCTTCACATAGTTCTCCGTTTATAACAGCCTCTTTGCAAACTTTCCAGCCACCACCTTTAACTTTATAATTTTTAGCAGCCCAACCATTTGCATATGCGGATGGATATACATCGAACTTCTTTTTGGCTGCGGATTTGGATGCTGACCATTTTGCGGAATGGGTTGGACAATTTTTTTCTAAAAATAGATTCAATCGTTGCTCCAACGTCAAATCTTCATTTTTTTTCTTTCCCATACAATGTGCTTTTTGGCTGAACCCTTTGGGGTTATTACAATCTATACTATCTTTATACTTCTTACTCCAATCTTCGTTTTTTGGTTTAGTAGAAACATATATTGGCGTTTTACCCTGCCCCCTACTACTCTTACCACCTCTGTCAGCATCATTCTGTGCTGCTCGTTTTCTCCGTGTAGAACTTTCCTTTTCCTTCTTACTCATTCCAGCTGCCTTTGCAGCGGGAACACATTTAGCATATCCACTTTTTTCTCCAGAAGTTCCGCATGGTGGGTGTTTTCCATCAACTTTTTTGCCGATGTTTACCCATTTTTGCTTAAACCATTTATCTAAATCTTCGTTCATCTTCTATTAGTATGATTATAAATATATAAATATTATCCAAGCAACCAAGTTAAATTTTCTTTTTCACCTTTACCTGTATCCATTTCGTATGGATTTTCCTTTGATTGCCAATTTGATGAATACACTCCCGTATTGGTTTGAACTGTAGTTGCGTTTAGCATACTTTTGGTTAAATCTATACCCTCTTGCCTCAATCTCAATGCTGTATTACGAACCCACAATCCAATTGATAATGCCATAATTAAATCATCGTTATATCCCTTCATTGCTTCAGGTCTACCGTTATGCCAAACAAAGGTAAACAACTCATCTATTAATCTGTTAGAACGAATTAGGATATCTTTATCTCTCATATAATTATCCAATGCGGATATTATTAATGGACGAGTTTTGGATGTTGTAGAAAATCCGGCAACCATTTGCTTCTCATTTCTATAAAACTTATTACTTACCTGCCTTTCAACATCCACATATTGTAAATCATTACTCATATAAAATAGATTCGGATATCCTCTATTAATTATCTGCTGAATGGTAGCCCATCCTATGTTAGAATTCTCAACTACTAATAGAGCATTATTATATTCCGTTGCCAGCGCTGTTAAAAAGTTACCAAAATCCTTTGTATCAATTTTACCTCTATATTCTCCAACTTGAGAACTATCTTCAATATCTATGATATGGCAAGTGGAATAATCCGAACCATCACCACGTGCTACGTCTGCAGATATCATATATTGTCTATTATAATTTGGATGCTCCCATATCCAAAGATTTCCATCAAATCCCCTCTTTTCAACGGGATTCATTACATATGTATCTTTATACCATGTTAATAATGCCGGGTCGATTACGGTATCGCCCGAACCAATGAAGTCACAATTATGCGAAACTATACCATCTACATTGAATATATTACCATCTGCGACCTCTACGATATCAAATAATGTAGTATCTTCCTTTATATATTTTTTTGTTTCTATAAAAATATATGTGCCATCATCGCCATCGACATAATCGCCAACATGAATATCATCAGCTTTTATTTCAATTCCATCCTTTACGAATTTGTGAGTTGTAGAACATTTTAATTTATGCCCATTTGATAGATGTATTTCATAACAATCACTCTTTACTAATTTGCGAATACCACCGAATG